TTAAGTGTTTGTACTCTTTCTCTGAAAATTGTCCATTCTATCGATAATGTTACTTGATTTTTGACTGTTACTTTTTATATCCTCTAATAAGTCTATTATTTCAGATAATCCGAGGAATAATGAACCGGTTATAACACCAGAAATTAATGTAGCAATTCCTAATGTAATAGGAGAGAAAAGAGTAAAATCGTAAGGGTCTTGGAAGCAAATTATTATTCCAACTAATGCACTCATTCCAATTATGCCGTTACCGAGAAAGGAAATAAATTTTGAAATACCGTATTTCATTTAACAAAACTCCTTTGTGTGTAAGTTCATTGATATAATGGTCTTGAAATCATAAAGTTATGTAATTTAATTGTTAGCTTCTTTCACGATTCACTCTTTTAATAGAGATTCGCTAAAAAGAGAGCAGATAGTTATAATATAAACGGTGACTTAAATATCTATTGGTGTTATACCTAAAGTATCTTTTATTCTGCGACCAATGGGTTGGAACAAGTACAAGGGGTACAGCGAGGTCAATGGAGTGTCTGAAAGCTATTATGAAACAACCCCTTTGCTGAGTCATTCAATGAAAACATACTCTATTAATTTCCAGCAATTCGAACGATAAACTCAATCAGTGTGTAAAATGGCGGAAGCAATCCTAAAAATTCTAATGAACCTTTTAATATTTCAAGTTTTTTTGATTTAATTTTTTCATTTTTATGTCTCAATGTTCCTATAAATGATTCAAGTATTAAAATTGTGCCGATAAACGCTAATGGTAGGTATAGGAAAAAACTAAAAGCAAAGTTGTAAGAAATTATATAGGCGGATGCTACTCCCATTCCTAAACCTATACATAACTTGACGCTAAAATCATTATCACTTTTATTGGTCTCGAAACCCAAACCAGCTAGTCCTATAAGAAAAAGTATTATACCCAATAACTCAAACATAAAAGGAGCTGTTCCAAAAATTCTATTACCTACAAAAAGTATTAAACCAAATAATAAAAAGGTTATAGCTAATGCTAAACCAAAAGAATCTACTGATTTTGTATGTTGATCTATAACAATCACCTCGTTTTCCTATATTTACTATATATGGTATACCTAACTTTAATATAAATCAATACATTGAATTTTTCCTGCGAAGGGAAATAAAAAGATTGTTTCGATTTTTTCTTTGTGTGTTAGCTTAATTTAATATTTTTTAATAAATAGGATTTATAATTTTAAAGCTAATCTCTAAGGTTAAGACAAATATAGATTGACAGATTGTATACAAAGTGATAAATTTTGGCTTATTAGGTCGCGCACTATTCACACGCGCAATAATTAATCTTTTTTGTGAACCTCGCGCTTTATACTAAAATCAACGAGATCTTGCGCGTATAAAAAGATCTTGTGTGTACTCTATAATAGAAAAACAGCATTATATCAACGTTGTTATGCCGGTGTGGCGGAATTGGCAGACGCGCACGACTCAAAATCGTGTTCCTTTGGAGTGTCGGTTCGACCCCGACCACCGGTATCGTAAAACGTAGGTTGAAACACCTGTTAAATCAGCATTTCTAGCATAGTCTAGGTGCTGATTTTTTTGTTTATGCTCACAATCACGCCTGAAAAAGCGTATGCGACGAATCGTGCGTTTGGAAATAAGCATACAAGGAATGGCACTTTTATGACGTACTTTTCAAAAGATAACCTAATTTTTCGTTCTTCCTACGACAAGCGGCATAAATTTTAAAATTACAAAAAATTATTAACAATCTGCTTACAATGAGACAAAACTATGATAGACTGCATGTGATAGGGATAATTACGTAGTCAGAAAGAATGGTGACTTGTTTGAGGGGTTGTTTTGGATGAAGAAATTTATCATTTTCCTTTCTATAGTAGGTGTGATGGGACTTATTGGTTTTGGAGGCTTTTATTTTGGGCAGAATGCTCTTGAGCGTATGGCTTCATCAGAGGAGCAACAGGCAGCGATAGTGGGGACGACACGAATAATCATTCAGGTGAAAGTGACGTTCAAACAGAAGAACTCGTGCTTACTGCTTCTATTGATGAAGATTTACATGATTTATTTCCTAAAGATCTGTCAGAGCGAGCGATGCAAGAGGCGATTCATTACATGTCCCACGGACTTGTAGAAGCAGAGCAAAAGTGGGGAAAAATCCAGCTGACAGAAGAGCGAATTGAATGGTTGCTCGACATTGCTACTGTAAGAGCAGATGAGTTTACCCATGGTAGCCGCTATGAGCAAATTTTATTAAGGTGGCATGAAGGGGATTTTAGTCAAGCTGTTGAAGACCATAACTTCGTTTGGGGACTATGGGGAGGAACGATTGGAAAAGCAACACGTTTGCTTACGCCAGCAGAGGTAGACACATATAATGATAAACATTTTTAATTTAATAAGCCACTGCACATACAAATGTGCGGTGGTTTTTGATTTTTTTTAATTGGCTTCTCTTTATAGTGTTGTTCAAAGGTTTTTTGTAAGAACAATGATGTAATGGAGGGATCAATATGTTTTTTTTACTCGCTTTAATTTGTCAAATGACGTTATTCTTTTTTATCACATTAGGTGCATTGGTTAATAAAATTGAAAACAAAATAGCATTCTATATTTTATGGATTGTTACGGCTATACCGACATTTTATCTAGTTTTTCAATAGGTAAAGGGAGAGACAAACATGAAAAAGGTAAGTCGAGAAGCGGTTACAATTCGATTAGAAGAACAATATGGAATGCTGTCATCTGCAAAACAAGTACAACATTTGTTAAGAGATATCCATTCTCTTCAATCAAGGGTACTACACGATGATTTTGCAGCTTGTGACATCTTTATTGATCTACAAGATGCTATAGAACAAGCCGATTTAACAAAGCGTCAGCGTGACGCGCTATACTATGTTTATATGTGTGATTACACCCAAGTCGAGACGGCAGAGAAAATGGGGATCGCTCAACAAAACGTCAGAGAGTTACTAAAACGTTCGACAGAAAGAATAGCAGATATTTTTTTCTACTGGACTCATCATGATTTAGGGTATAGAGGAGGCATTTAGAATGACAGAACAATACCTTCTAGATCGTATGGAAGATTTAAAGATACACGCAAAGACAGGGGCGATGTCTAGACCGGGAAGGTTTAAAGAGATTGAGAAGTTGATTGAAGCTTATTACGACCAACATGAGAAAGTGCCTCCTAGTTATATGCTAGAGAAATTGGCTTCTCTTTGTTTACATGAAGAGCTTAGTAATCGTAATAGTCATAAAATGGCTCACGAGTGTTTTCCGATCCTAACTGATCATCAGCATGCTCGTAGAAATAAGCGGGAGAAAGTGTATCATCAGATTGAATTTAGGCGCTCGCCTATTACAGGCAGCCGATCGGTCTCCTATGTAAGTGAGGACAATAGCCATACAAAAGGAAAACAAGTGTTTTATGTAAGCTAAAAATTTTTGCTAAAATAAGAACGTATGATCGTGTTTTTTGGTTGGGTTCATGCCTTATAAGTGAGGAAGAGGAGAATTCCTTAGAGAATAAGAGAGGAGGCATACAAGTGAATCGAAATAACGTACAAACACAAACATTACAAAAAGGGGAGATTTCAATGTCAGAACAACGTTTACCATTTAACTTACAATTTTTCGCGAAGGAATACAAAGGGGAAGAATTTATTTTTGCAGTGAAGGATAGTCAAGGATTATTACGTCCTTTTAACCAAACAGGAGGTTCTTTTAATCGTTCGTTTGATGAAATTGAACTAGATACAAAAGATAAAACAGGCAGTGATTATGGGAAAGAATCAGTAGAAGTGTCGCTTGAAGGTGTTGTAACAGAAGGCGACCCGTTTATTGACTATATGGACGAAAAGCTTGATAACAAGGAATTTATCGAAATTTATCGTGTGAATAGCCGAAAGAAAACAGCAAAATCGGGTCTATATATGATTACATCTTGGGAGCAAAGTTACAGTAATGGAGAACACGCAACATATACATTAAGCGCTAAGCTAAACGGAAAGCTGAAAAACGAAGATATGGTGGAAACAGAAGCACCGGCTGAAGACGATCAAGAATAGTTTTTAGGTATTTACTAGCAGCTGAAGGTATCTTTTTAGATACCTTCATCAATTCAAAAAAGGGGCGATGGCATCATGTCAACAATTGTACTTCAAGGAAAAGAATATGAATTAAAGTTAACGATGGAAAGTGTGAAATATTTAAATCGTGTGATTCAGGGCGGACCAATGGGGATCATTGGAAAAGCGATGATGGGCGATTTAGAGGCATTTCCACAAATTGTACACGCAGGCTTATTTCATCATGGCAAGGATTTTTCATTAAAAGATGTTGAAGCTGAAATTGAACAAGCGATGATGAGTGAGCAGCTTGATTCTGATGACATTTATAAAATTAGTAATAAGGTTGTGACGGAGAGTTTTTTCTTTCGCAATCAAGCGAAGAAACTAGTAGCGGACAATCCGGAAGCGGCGAAAGCATTGGAGATGTTAAGAGCTTAACGCAATTAAATGGACTGACTTATGTAGAACGCCAACTCGTTACCTGTTGGCGTTATTTGCGGTTAGAGCCTCTGTTTTTTACGCTTTAACTCCAAGAGAGTTCGTCTTGTTAATGGATGCTGAATTAGAATCGATACATGATGCAATGGAGCGAGAAGCACAAATTGCGTTAATGCATGAACAAGCTAGTCGCAGCAAGCGTCCTAAAGTAGCTGATTTATATAAACGTCCAACTTCAGCAACGAAAGACGATAATTCTATTCAGGCATCAGTCAAAAAAGCAGAAAAAGCTAAAAATTGGCTACAACAATTTACATTTAGAGAAAGGAGGGAAAGGGTTGAATGAGTTAAATAAAGTGATACAGTCTATGAATTCGGAAATTGTTGATTTTACTAATAAGATTACATCCATTGATGGATCCATTACGTCTTTTACTGAATCCATTTCAGACATTGGAAAAGGATTTCAGCAAACCTCTGCAACGCTCCAAAAAAGTGGTGGAGAAGTGACAAGTAGTGTAGGAGAACTTTTTACAGCTGCTAATCAATTAGGTGGTGGCATTTGGGGTGATTCAAGCCCACTTGATGATATTGAACAGAAGGTATCAAGCGTTGCGTACGCCCTAGACCAGGCTAGCAAATTATCCATTCCATTTTCGGACAAACTATCTACTTCTTTTTCAGAAGTGACGGCAGAAGCTTCTCGAATGGTGACAAGTGTACTGCAGTCGACTACAACAACCATTACTTTAATCAATCAACTGGTTGTCAGTTTCACTGCACTAAAAGCAGCAGCAATAAATGTAACAGCCACTCTAATGAAAATAAAACCATTAGCTGCAGTATTTGGGTTCCTTATATCGCCAATCGGCATTGTTGTTGGGTTAATAGCAGCATTAGCAGTTGGTTTTTTGTATTTACAAAATGCAAATGGGTCATTAGGTTCAAGTTTACAAGCAGTATGGGAAAAAATTTCGTCCATCGGAAGCGAGGTTTTTCAGTAGCCTCATCTATTTTTGATGGATTTATGACTGGAATTGTTGCAAGGTTGCCAGAACTAGTGCAGTCTGGAGCAGCGCTTTTGCAAAGACTCGTTGAGGGAGTAACAACGATGTTGCCTGCTTTGGCTGAAACAGCTATACAGGTAGTTAGCAATATCGTTGAAGGCATTACATCTGCCTTACCAATGTTGATGGAGGCAGGCGTACAAATCATTTCATTATTGATTAGTAATGCTTCAAGGAATCTACCACTTATGTTGGAATTAGGGATTGGAATTTTGACAAGTTTGCTAGACGGAATGGACTCAATGATTGGTACATTAGTTGAAGTGGTTATACAAGTTGTAACTCAACTAGTAGAAGCTATTACAACACAACTGCCATTATTAATTGAATTAGGTATGCAAGTGTTGATGAACTTAGTAGATGGCATTATGAGTTTTGTACCAACGCTACTAGAGACAGTAACCGGCATTATTACTATGCTCGTTGAAATGATCGTTGAACAGCTTCCTCTTATATTGGAATTAGGTATTCAATTACTAACCAACTTAATAGACGGTATTGTATCTTTGTTACCAATGATCATAGAAGTAGCTTTAGGCGTGATCTCTCTTCTTATTGAGACCATTACACAGCAACTTCCACTGCTGATTGAAATGGGCATAAACCTATTGATGAGCTTAGTAGATGGGATTATGACAATGATACCAACGATCATTGAAACCGCCTTGAATCTTGTTCAGACTCTTATTACGACATTAGCTGAACAACTCCCATTACTTTTAACGATGGGGATTGAGATGTTAATGAGTCTCATTGATGGCGTGATCTCCATTTTGCCAATGCTCGTAGCAACTGCTGTAGAAATTATTACAATGGTTTTGACAACTCTTACCCAGCAGCTACCTCTTATTATTCAGATGGGTATTCAGTTACTTGAGAGCTTAATCAAAGGGATTGTCACTATTCTGCCGATGATCATTGAAACGGCATTAGATGTTATTGCTTTAATTATTGAGAGCTTAACACACCAGCTTCCACTGATAATTAATGCTGGAATCACGTTACTGGAAAGTCTTATCAAAGGGATTATGGATCATGTACCGGCTCTCTTACAATCTGTCGTTCAAATTATTATATCTATTATTAGTACACTCGCATCGAACTTCCCTTTAATTTTACAAAGCGGAATTTCTCTTATCGGATCTTTAATTGGCGGATTAACAACAGCCATGCCGATGGTTCTTAGTGCAATTGGAACCATTCTTTCAAGTGTGTTTCAAGCAATCGTAAATGGGTTCCCTCGTATTATGCAGCTTGGAACTCAGCTCGTATCGCGACTTGCTGGTAGTATTTCAACAGCGGTTAGACGTGTTGTAACGGTGGGATCTGATTTAATTCGTGGCCTTTGGAGAGGGATGAATAACGTAAAAGATTGGATTATTGGAAAAATCAGTGGGTTTATGGACAGTGTGGTTGGAAGTCTAAAATCATTTTTTGGAATTAATTCGCCATCAAAATTGTTCAGAGACGAGATTGGTCGTTTTCTTCCTCAAGGTTTAGCGGTTGGAATTGAAGGTGATCTAGGATCAGTGAATCGTGCGATGAATGCAATGACGTCTCTTGTACCTTCTGAAATTGATCCTCCTCACATGGCACCGCTAGAACCCGTTCATCCAAACATGAGTCATTCTTATTCAAATCAGGTGCGTTTCTTTGAGAAAAAGAACAATGGTCGTTCGGTCGAGAACTTGTTAACAGAAGTAGTTGATACGTTACGAGAACAGAAGCAGCTGACGGTTCAAATGGATTCTACTGTTGTTGGTTCACTCGTTGAACCACATATTACAAATGCTCAAGAGAGAAAATCAATGCGGAAAAATAGGTTTTACACATAAGATGGAGGTGAATCGTTACTATGCAATTTACGTTTAATGGGATCAGAAAAAAGTATATTACTGTATTAAGTCATCTGCAGCGACCCGTTCTACCGTCTATCTCTTATACAACGACAGAGCGAGTAGAAGCAGGTGAGCGGGTAACTGGTATGAAAATGGACTCCATTATTCTAGACGTGCCTGTTGTCATCTATCATCGTGATAAAACCATGCAAGAGCTAAAGCTTGAATTGTCTTCATGGTTATATAGTGAGGATGAACAAAAACTCGTGTTCTCCGATACACCTAGCCAATTTTATTTGGCTAGGTTTTTATCCGTAGAACTTGAAGAGTATGAGCACTTCTCGAAAGGAATTATCCAATTTTTGTGTCCAACGCCATACCAATATGCAGGAGAAATTGTTGTTCCAATAACGGAAGAACAAAGAGATATTCATGTTGTAGGGCAAGTACCGGTGTTTTGGACATTACATGCTCGTATTGAAACAAGAACATCTCAGTTTGAAATTCGTAACCAAAATGGTGAAAAATTAATTTTACAGCACCAATTTTTAGAAAATGATGTTATTGAAATTGATGCAGGCAAACGTGCCATTTATTTAAATCGTGACGCACGTATGTCGTTACTGTCATTTGAAAGTAGATGGTTTCCGTTAAGACCAGGTGTAAATACCCTTTCTGTATCGGCCCCATCTACCATTACGTATCAAAATATCTATTTTTAATAAAAGGAGGTGTGAAACATGAAGGACATGTATGTATTAGACCAAAACGATTCTTTGCTTACTACTATTGGCGAGGATAATGGCTTAATTTCCGCTCTTTTTCGAGAAGAATTAAACCAACTGCCTGATCAGCCATTACGTTTAATCGTGGATTCGGCGAGCAGTTCGGCACAGTTTGTTAAGGAAGAAAACCAAGTGGTTTTTCGAGATAAAGAGGGAGAACTTAGGCTCTATGTGATTAAAGAAGTAGATGATCATTTAGTGGGACTGAGCGCCAGACCTACGCCTTATGTGAACCTGCTTTTATGGAGCTAAAGGAGCACTTCGTAAAAGAGCGCTCTTTTAAAAATGCCAATGCGTCGGTCGTGCTTAATTACGTGTTGAGTGGTACACGCTGGCGTGGTCAAGTCGATATTGATTTAGGGGTTGGATCTATCCCACTTTCTTTCGAGTCATCGGTTGATGCCATCTGGTCTATTTTAAGGTTGTGGGGTGGAGAGTTTAAAGATATTGTCACTTTTTCTGGTAATCAAATTACATCGAGAACAATTAAAATTCTTTCTCGTCGTGGGCAGTATGTAGGGAAGCGTTTTGAAGTTGATCACGATATTCAAGAAATCCAGCGAACGGTTCTTTCTTATCCTGTAACGGCTCTTTATGGACAGGGTGCATCATCAGATGATCAGACAACTGACTTTTCCGAAGTAACCTGGCAAGTAAAAGATGGAGATCCGGCAAATAAGCCAAAAGGACAAGCTTGGATTGGTGATGAACACGCATTAACTAGATACGGTCGTCCTTACGATGGAAAGCTGTTACATCGTGAAGGTATTTATACAAATAGCGATATTGAAGATCCTGAAACGCTTTTGCATGCGACATGGGAACATTTACAACGTGTGAAGCAGCCGGAAGTTCATTATCAGCTCACCGTTCAATTACTTGAGCAACTGAGTGGCTATGAACATGAAAAAGTAAGTCTTGGCGACACGGCGCTAGCTTTGATCGGATGTTTACTCGACCAATTGAAATCCAAGCACGTGTGATTGCGATTGAGTATGATTTAATGGATGTCAATCGATCTGCAACAGTTGAAATGGGGCAATTTTTGTCTGCCCATAGCTATGACGATCGATTAGACCAAGTCATTCGTGAGATTAATGATAACCGAGGAAAGTGGAATCAAGGAAACAAACCGATCTCACCTGATCGCTTTCCCGATATATTACCAGATGTGCCTGCAAACGTAGAGGCAACAGGTGGATTTCAGACAGTGCAGATATTCTGGGCTTTTAACATCGAGGCTTTTTATGTGCAAGCCTATGAATTATTTGCTAGTGAAGTAAAAGGTTTTCTTCCTTCGCCGGAAACGCTTGTTTATCGAGGCTCGTTAAATGGGTTTAACTTTATCGGAGAAACAAATAAGACGTATTACTTTCGAGTCCGTGCAGTCAATTACCATGGGCGCGCTTCAAATTATTCAGCAGAAGTAGAGGCTTCAACTGCTCGAGTTGTAACGGATGATATTCTTTTTGGTCCTGAATTGGCTATGAAATTAAGGGAGTTAAATAAAGAAGCTGATATCATTGGAAAGGATGGTATACAGTTTGAGCAAATTGCGAATGATGCATTAGAGCTTATTCAACAAAGAGCAAAGGACTATAGCGATCAGGAAATTGCAGACGTTTATTCCATTCTTACTGAAGAGCTTGAGAAACGAATTGACAGTGCTCAATTTGATCAAGAAGTTCGTCGCATTCATCAAGCAATTAAAGATGGTGAAGATGCCCTAGAAGAAAAAGAAACACAGCTTAAAGAAGAAATCAATCAATTGGGTGAAGAACTAACCTCAATTGAGAAGCATGTTACAACGGAGTTTGAGAAAGTGGATGGACGCCTATCTGCCACTCTGTCAAGAGGTGAGGTCGACGAATTACTGACAGATAAAGTTGACTACACAACGTACAATCAAAAAATGACAACGATAAATGCGTCTCTTGAGGGCATCGATTTCCTTGTAGGTGAAACGAGCGGACAAGTGGACCAATTGACTGGTGAAGTAACAGATTTACGAGATATTAGCTCAGAGTTAAGCTTAAGTGCTGAAGGGTTCTCTACATCGATTCGCCAGTTGCAAAGTGAAAAACGTCCCACCACAAACCTTGCTATCGGCACGTATAAGCCGTTCGTGCACTCGAATTGGACGAATGTCAACAACCAAGTTGTAAGGTTTATGATGTATCGGATCGTGTTCTTGGAAAAGAAGTAACGATCTCTTGCAAAATAAAGATTAAGGATATAAAGGGCGGTAGTGAGGATTCCTCGAGGCTCACGCTACAGTGGTTTGAAAACAATCCAAACGCTTGGCATACAATCCAATCGATTACGAATTTAAGCGAAAATAGAGAGATTGAGGTTACTCAAACTAGACAAGTAAACGCAAATACAACAACTATACGCCTTCAATTAAGTGCGGATTTTATTGCATCAGGTACTGTTGAAATAGCAGAATTAATGGTTACAGAAGGTAAACGAGCGGCTGCGTGGTCGCCAGCATTTGAAGATCTAATAGATGCAGAATCATACTCTGAGAGGCAAACCTCACTTGACTCTACTTTAGAAGGTATTACTGGGAAAGTAGAGGAAACGACAAGTGATGTAGGAACACTCACACATACAGTGGGTCAGTTCAAACAAGACTTAGAAGGGTTTTCTACATCTATAGGTCAAGTTAGCAAAGATTTAGATGGTAAAGTAGACACTTCTATCTACGAACAACGCGAAACAGCTCTTAATGTTACATTAGACGAGATTACAGGAAAAGTGGAATCAACGAGTAGTGGTCTAGGAACATTGACAAATACAGTGAGTGAATTTAGACAGGATTTAAACGGGTTTTCGACGTCTGTGCGAGAATTGCAAGCACAAGAAATTGGAGGAGAAAACCTTTGGAATAACCCAAACGATTTTAGTTCACTACGTGCTTGGGAAGGCTCCTCGTTAACACTTAACAATCAAAATCAACAGATTAGTGCTTGGAATACTACCGAAGCGACAAGAGTTAGGTCCAGTGGAGGAAATACAGCTCTTAAAGCAGTGATGACAATTCTAAACGCTAACGAAAAAATACCAAACGTACCCTATACAATGTCTGTGTGGATTAGAAATAACGGAAACGCAGTAGTCAATGTCAATTCAAATCAAGGTGGAGTCGATATAGAGCCTAGTGGAGAAAGAAGAGTTTCTTATACTTGGATTGCTAATAGCACTAGCCATATTCAATTTCAGCTCCGTTCATCCGCTAATCTTGATGTTCATATTTGGCGGGGACAATTAGAAAGAGGGAACAAACTAACAGGTTGGAAGCAACCGGCTTCTTCCTTTGTAAATACTGAACGTTATAATCAGCGGCAAACTTCTTTAGATGCAACGTTGGAAGGCATCAGTGGCCGGGTTTCGTCAACTGAAAGTGGCTTAGGTTCCGTTACAACAAGAGTTGGGGAACTTGAGTTGACCGATACAAAATTTCAAACACGCGTTGGTACTATTGAAAAAGAGCAAGATAGTCAAGGGGGGCGTATTTCATCTGCTGAAACAGCCATTCAGCAAAACTCAACAGCTATCGGTCTTCGTGCAACGACAAGCACTGTTAACGGTATTAATGGTCGTTTGACAACTGCAGAAGGTACCATTCGAGTCATGTCTGATCAAATCGATCTACGCGTTAAAAGAGATGGCATCATTCCGCAATTAATTTATCGCCTGAAAGAGTTAAAATTGATACGCAGTTACTACAAGTTGGTGATTTTACTAACTTAGTAGATAATGGTGACTTTGAAGATGATGTCATTGGTTCTACACCAGCAGGTTGGATCGGCGGTGGTGCAACAGTCTATAATATGAGAAGTTGGAGTATTGATAATGGCTCAACACAAACGATGGGCGCTAAGACTGGCAACACTGGAAACATTGATATCCAACAAGAGCGCCTTATCAAAGTGGTTGCAGGAGATAGCCTTTACGTTGAGTTCGAATCTCGTTTTCACAGTAGTTCAGCTGGAAGAAGACATGCTGGGATTGGGTTTCGCAGGTATGATGCGGGAAAAAATCATTTAGGCTGGACTCAAGTCGCTCAGGCTACTGGCGGTACAACACAATGGCGAAAACTTTCAGGAACATATACGGTTCCAGCAGGAACTGCTTATATACGAATTTGGGTCACAAATAACCGAAATGAATCAACCGATAATATCATGTATGCTGACAACATTGTTGTCAGAAGAATGACCAATACTCAGTTGCTTGTAAATGGTTCTATTACTGCCAATCATATGTCAGCAAATAGTATTACCGCTGCTAATGGTGCGCTTGCTAATGCGTCTATTACAAGAGCGAACTTGCAAAATGCAATTATCCAAAATGCACACATTCAAGATGGAACAATTACTAGTGCTAAGATAGCTAGTTTAGCAGCGGATAAGATTAGCGCAGGTACGGTTACTTCAATAAATATTCGTAGTGCTAATATTCAGGGAAGTACTATTATTTCTCATCAAGGCAATAGAAGTACATCGATAGAAGGTGGAGAACTTCAGGCACGTGGTCGATATACAAGAACATGGTTTGGGAATACAAATTCATCTTGGGTAAACCTTCAATTAAAAGATGGTTATTTTATGGCTCATAATGAGACAAGGCAGAGGAGACTGTATTATTCGGATTTTGGCATTTCAACTTATCTTGAAGGGTTTAACGATGAAGATTCGAATACCGAATACCACGGATCTGGTGTAATAGAATTCTTCTCTCATATGTACAACGGAGGAGAATGGGGCGCTGATAATGTCCGCGGTCTTACCGCATTTAGTAATAGGGGAAATATTGCATTAAAAACAAATACAAGAGATGTCATACTTGATGCAGATCGTGATGTGAAAGTTATAGCGAATCGAGGTACGATTGTTCTGCGACCGAGAGACGGCAACCGTTCAGGGAATAATCATTTTGTTTTTAATGTGAAAAATAACTCTAGCGCTAGCGATACAGATGGTTGGATTGCCTATGGCTCTCCACAGACGAATACGCCATATGCATCCGGACTACGCTTTAAGAAAACTCAATCAGGTAGACCGACTATATGGGCAACGAATGGTAACGGTGATTATAATTCAGGTGTCTTTGAAGCGGATTCTTTTATTGGTGATTTTGAAGCAAGGGAGTCAAGCTCCAATGCATATATGAAAGTAGATGGCTCTCTTCGAGTAACTGATCGCAGAGGTTATAACGGTGGTAATATAAGCTATCGTCCTATTCAAGTACAAGATGTAATTGCCAACTCTATTCGAGTAAATTTAGCTACAGGTGCAAATCGTGATTTGTATCTGGGTTGTTCAACAAATGAAGTTCGTGTTACAAATAATTCAATGTACAACAATAACAATATCGGGTATCGCCCAATTCGTGCCTCTAACTTTCACCAAGGTTCTTCTAGAACGTATAAAGATGATATTCAGAAGTTCAATGAAAGTGGACTTGATCATGTTAAACAACTAGATATAATGACCTTCTTGTTAAAGTCAGATCTAGAAGCAGAGGCTTTTCCTAAAAGAAGAGTTGGTATTATTGCGGAAGACAGTCCTAATGTTGTCACTAAGGATGGCATGGGTGTTGAGAATGATCGGATTGTTTACTACTCAGTACATGCCATCCAAGAACTTGATAAGAAAGTAGAAGACACCCTGGATCGAGTGTCTTTTTTAGAGATTGAAAATCAATTGTTAAAACGAGAAATACATGAATTAAAGGAGCGGTTGCTGTGATTAAGTTTATGAAGAAAGAATTGGATAAAGTAGCGAAGTTTCTACTAGATATAGAGCTTACGGGTGTTGAGAATATTCATAGGATGCGTGTTGTGAATCAGTTGAAAAAACAACATGAAGAAATGGTTTCTGAAGAAATTGAGTTGTTAAAAGCACATGCAGAATTAGATACAAATGGTGAGTTAGTTCGAACGGAAGCTGGTGGCTTTCAATTAAAAGACCAGGACGCGGCAAATGAATTTCGAACGCAGCAAGAAAAGCTATTAAATGAACAATTTGTAATGGCTGATTCTAATCTAAACCAAGCATTGGAAACATTGGAACACGTTGTTATGAATCTTGATAAAAAGCTATCTAATGAAGAGGCGGAAACACACTTTATGATTGCTGAGGCTTTTGAGGAAGCAAAACTGAATCAAAACAAACAAGGAGATGTTGAATAATGGGACAGGTAGAAAAATTAGATGTGCGTGTATCTGGTGTTGATTTCACCTATAATTTTGAGGAAGAGGTTGACGAAGTTCGTCTTCGCTTTAATGTAACGGATCCAACAGGTGATATTAACGCAAATGGTCGGGTAGTGGTATCAATGGATGAATATGTTCAAGATCCACGTTTGCTTGCTTTAGCCGACTTAGCACGAGTAAAACTAATTAAGCGTTTAGAACCGAAAGAAGAGTCGCAGACAGATTAA